CGCTCCGCGCCCTACTCCGCCTCGACCTCAAAGACCCGACGGGCTCCGGCGAACGCTGGGCAGACGCGGTCCTCAACCGTCACCTCGATCGCGCGCTGGAGGAGTACTCCCAGGTCTCCCCGGTCGAGGCTAACAAGACCCTGACCGCAACGCCGGGCTCCCGCAACATCGCCCTCTCGGGACTCGACACCGGCTACCCCGATAACTTCGTCCGCATCCTGGCCGTGGAATGGCCCACCGGCGAGTACCCCCGCCAGTTCGTGCCCTTCTCCATTTGGGCCGACGTTCTCACCCTCGACGTCACCAACGCCCCCGCCGCCGCCGACAACGTCGCCGTCCTATGGTTCAAGACCCACGACTACACCACCGCGCCGGACTCCCACGACGACATTATCGTCACCGGCGCCGCCGGCTACGCCGCCCTCGAGTACGCCGCCTACGTCGCCAACCGCGTCAACATCGGCGCCGACAACACCTGGGGCCAGTTCCTTGACATGGCCAACGATCGCCTCGCGCAGTTCCGCGCGAAGCTCCGCCAGCTGCCCCGCGCCAACATCGTCCGCCGCAGCGCCATGTACGCCCCCGTCAGCAGCCGCTTCGCCACCCAGACCACCGACCCCGGCCCCCAGTGAGAACCCTCAGCGCCACCCTGCTGGCCGCACAAAAGGCGGCGAGCGGCCAGCCGCTCGTACAGGTCTTCGCCCTCCCCTTTACCCGCAACATCCGCCACTACAGCTTCGGCCAGCGCTACTCCGGCGCCGAGACCGACAACCCCCACGACGCCGTCGCCGATAACACCTACCTCCACCGCGTCATGATCGACGGCGGCTACGCCAAGTACCAACGCGGCGCCACCTACAACTGGGGCTCCGCCACCTGGACCAACCTCTCCACCGCCGGCTACGCCCCAACCCTCTGCGCCATCGCCGCCGTCAACAACACCCGCGTCATCGTCGCCTACAACCGCCCGAGCACCACCGGCTTCCACTACCGCGAGTCCACCGACCAGGGCGCCACCTTCGGCGCCGAACAAACCCTCACCGCCACCATCGGAGCCAAATTCGCGCTCACCCTCGACTACCGCAACGCCGCCGGCGACCTCGTCGCCCTCTACACCCTGGCCGCCGGCGCCGTCTACTACGCCCGCCGCACCGGCGGAGGCTGGTCAGGCAACCTCTGGACCAACACCGCGGCCTCCATCACCGGCATCCACACCACCTACAACGGCGACTTCCACGTCCTCCTCACCGGCACCCAAACCACCACCCTCAATCCAACCCTCTGGGGCTGCACCTTCGGCGACGGCTACCTGCTCACCACCAACACCTGGTCACCGCTGCACATCATCGAACAGGCCGACCCCGAATCCCTCGTCACCTTCCAGGCCCCATTCCTCGACGTCCTCGACACCCACCGCGCCACCTACGTCGAAGCCTTCACCGGCACACCCGCCTACCACCGCACCTACTGGACGGCCATCTCCCCCAGCCAACTCTTCGAAAGCAACACCTGGATGGATCCCGTGCCGATCGACAACGAGACGGAACACGGGCTGCGCATCACACCCGGCGCCAACCCTAACTACAACGCCTTCCTCTCACGCCCAGCCAGCGTCCAAGCCGCCCCCTCCAACATCACCCAGCTCGACATGACCGCCAACCTCATCCACGCCCAGATCCACGAAGAAGGACTCGCCGCCCACGGCCGCCTCGTCTTCGACAACTCCGCCGGCCAGTACAAAGACCCGGCCGGGCCGCTCGCCCTCCACCACGACCTCGACATCCGCCTCGGCTACGGCGCCGAGGCGTCCCAGCTCCCCACCCAGGCCATCGTCAACATCGAACACACCCGGCACGGAGGCCTGAGCACCCTCACCGTCCACACCCGCGGCGTCGACCTCTGGCTCCACATCTCCCGCCACCGCCACACCCGCACACTCGGCCTCAGCACCCTCAAACAGATAGCCATCCACCTGGCCGGCCGCGCCGGCATCGAGCTCATCGATGTCGGGGCCAGCACGCGCGCAACCACCTTCCAAATGAACTGGACCATCCACCCGGACCAAGACCGCCTGCAGGCGCTCACCGCCCTGCTCGACCTGATGCCCGACGTCTACTACTACGCCCTGGCAAACACGATGTACCTCTTCGAACCCACACCAGCCGACGCCGTCGCCTACACCTACGGCGCCGACCACGCCATCCTCCAAAGCCGCACCCGCCAACCCACCCGCCCCACCGTCGCAGAGATCATCGCCCCCGCCAACGTCGTCGGCCAGGCCTTCGACTTCGACCAGATGGACCAAGACAAGCCCACCCAGGACCGCCGCCGCGACCCGCACGCCACCACCGCCGCCCACGTCGCCGACCACGCCGACGCCCGCATCCGCAAAGCCATCCTCGAACAAGACCTCGGAACACTCACCGCCCCCACCAACTGCGGCCTCGAGCTCCAAGACGTCATCGCCTACGACGACCAACTCGTCTCCGCCACCCAGATCAAAGCCCGCGTCCGCGCCATCACCACAACCTTCGACCGCCGCCCCGGCCACAACCCCGCCTACCAACAGACCGTCCAGCTCGGAGGACTCTAATGGCTTCCCAAACCCACTCCGGCATCATCCGCGCCTGGAACGCCGGCCCCTACACCGCCCGCGTCACCCTCACCACCCCCGTCTCCCTCCACATGAGCCTCGACAACGTCCCCGTCTCCCGCGCCATCGCCGGCGCCGCCATGGTCGTGGGCCGCACCGTCGCCGTAGTCATCTTCGACGAGACGAAGGCCGACGACGCCATGATCGTCGGCGTCTACTAGACCCACCTGTTAACGTAGTACACTACCACCCGGAGGCCCGCGGGCACGTTGTGGTGTAACTCCTCCCGAGCCCGAGCACCTCCAACCCCCAGCTGCGCGCCGGGCCGGCCAGGAGCGGGCCTGCACCACACCCGGTCCGGCGCCACCCAACAGGAGCCCCGCCATGACCACCCCCAGACCCCGCAAGGTCCTCATCCAAGGCTTCGCCGTCGCCGACGTCCGCCACTTCTGGCCACCCTCCGGCCCAGCCGCCCGCAAGAGACGATCGCAAGCCACCATCATCGCCCAGGCCATCCACCACGACGGCGTCCTCTTCGCCCAAGGAGACACCAACTACAGCGGCGAAAGCATCGACGAGGACATCCGCCGCCTCAACGCCATCCACAACCACAGCATGGACCAAGGCTGGGGCTCCTTCCCCTACCACTGGGTCATCAGCCCCAACGAAGGCCGCGTCTACTACACCCTCGACATCTCCCTCATGGGCGCCCAGGTCGCCGACCGTAACCACGAGACCCTCGGCACCGCTCTTATGGGCGACTTCACCCGCTCCCACCCAACCAACGTCCACCTCTGCGGCGCCGCCGTCCCGATCATCATCAACATGCGCGAGCTCCGCCGCCTCATCCCCTGGGACGCCCACCGCCAGCTGGCCCTGCCAACAGACCCCACCGCGTGCCCCGGCAACACCTGGTACACCTGGCAGCACCGCCTCTCCAAATTCGTCGGGATCCAGGCCCGGCGTTAACGTAGTACCATCGAACCAAACCACCCACACAGGAGGCCCGCCGTGCCCGAACTCACCGACCAAGAACTAGCCGACCTCCAGGCCCGTGCCGAAGCCGGCAACTCCGCCGCCGCCGCCCTCGAGGAGCGCACCACCGCCCTCGACGCAGCCACCCAGGCCACCGCCGCCGCCACCACCGCCCTCCTCGACACCACCCGGGCCGCCAACCCCGCCATCCCCGCCGACCTCATCGCCGGCGACAACCCCGCCGACATCGCCGCCTCCGTCGAGCGCGGCCGCGCCCTGGTGGAACAGGTCCGCGCCGCCAACCCCGTAACCGGGACACCGACCAACATCCCCACCGGCTCACCACCCCGCACCCCCACAAACGATCCGCCCCCGGGCGTCAAAGGCATCGCCCGCATCGCCCACGCCCTCACACACCCCGGCCCAGGCAGCACGGAGGTCTAACCCACCATGGCACTCCAGACAATCGCCGAAGGCGACAAGTACTCCATTACCCAACTGCAGCGCGGCGTGGTAGAAGAGATCGTCGAAGCCTCACCCATGTTCGCCTTCCTGCCCTTCGACACCATCCTCGGCAACAGCCTCACCTACAACCGCGAGAACACACTCGGCACCGCCCAGTTCTACGACCCCGGTGAAACCTGGGTGGAATCCACACCCACCGTCACACCCGTCACAGCCACCCTCAAGATCGTCGGCGGCGACGCCGACCTAGACCAGTTCATCCGGCTCACCCGCTCCAACCAACAGGACATCCAGGCCGTCATGCTCTCGCTCAAAGCGAAGGCCATCGCCCGCGCCGTCCAGAGCGAGCTCGTCTACGGCGACATCGACGACATCAACCCAAAGGGCTTCGACGGGCTGCACGAAATCCTCGGCGTCGTCACCGGCTCCCAGGACGTGCTCGCCGGCGCAGCCACCACCGGCGGACCCGGCACCCTCACCAAGCTCGACGAGCTAATCGACAAAGTCGCGCCCGGCCCGCCCGACCTCCTCATGATGACCAAGCGCTCCCGCCGCCAGATCCGCAAGCTCGCGCGCTCCCAGGGCTGGGACCTCGCCCTCTCGACACCCGGCGGCCTGGCCCGCCCCATCGCCTACTACAACGACGTCCCGATCGTCATCAACGACTTCATGACCGACACAGAGGACTGCATCGACGGCGGCTTCGGCGGCAAAACCGGCGACGACACCTCATCCATCTTCGCCATGAAGTTCGGCGCCGAGGGCCTGCACGGCATCGACAGCGGCGCCGGCATCCAGATCGAGGACCTGGGAATCCTCGAAACCAAGGACGCCCACCGACACCGCATCAAGTGGTACATGAGCCTCGTCCTCATGAGCACCAAGGCGCTCGCCCGCCTCTCCGGCGTCGACACTCAGGACTGGACCAACTAGCGCCGTGAAACCCTACTGCCCCCGCTGCAAGACGGCCGTCATCCTCGAACAGGACGGCCTCTCCTGCTCCAACTGCGGGCGGCAAATCGTCCAACCCAATGCGTACGAAGAAGGAGGCTCCGATCCATGGCCCTCACAGAAGCCACCAGCCGCAAACGAGTCATCACCGCCGCCGGCCCCAAGTTCAAGATCACACTCGCCGGAACCGTCATCGCCGGCGACTGTGTCGGATACGCCTCCGGCTGGAAACGCGCCCTTGCCACCGTCGGAACCGCAATCGTCACCCGCCTCATCGCCCTTGAAGGAGGCGTCTCCGGCGACGTCATCGAAGTCACCGCCACCGCCGTCATCAGCGGCTTCACCGGCGGCACCCCCGGAGGAGCCCTCTACAACGAAGAGGGCGCCGGCGTCGGAGGAGGCTACACCGAGACCGCCCCCGCCACCGCCGGCGACGTGAACGTCATCATCGGCCGGATCCTCGCAGCCGACACCGTCCTCGCCACACCCAACACACGCGCCGACTCCGTCGCCTAACCCGCGCCCGGCCCCATGCCGCAGGAGAAGACGCTCCCGGAGCTGCTACAGAACCGCGACAGGCAGCGCCTCCGCGCCTACGCCGACAACCTCGACTTCTACCGCGGCCAACAGTGGACCGGCGCCAACCCCCGCAACCAACGCCGCCTCACCTACAACTACACCCGAGCCGTCCTCGACAAAGTCACCGCCTACCTCATGACCGGCCGCTCACCAGCCGTCGAGCCCGCCGACAGCAATCGACCCGCCCTCGACGCAGCCGCCGAGGCCGAGACCGCCATCCTCCAGGTCTGGGACCAAAACAACGCGGAAGCCCTGGATTTCGACACGGAGCTCGACGCCGCCGTCCTGGGCGACGGCGCCTACAAGGTCACCTGGGACCCCGACACCAACCAGGTGCGCCTCAGCCCACCCGACCCCGCCGGCATCTTCGCCTGGCACTGGCCCGACGACCCCGCCCGCATCTGGCGCGTCGCCCAACGCTACGACCTCGAAACCGACTCTATCAAAACCGTCATCCCCGACGCCGCCAACCTCGACCCCACCGCCACACAAACCATCGTCGAAGACTGGACCGCCGAAACCTTCCACCTCTGGATCAACAACGCCCACCACCGCCAAGAAACCAACCCCTACGGCTTCATCCCCTACGTCCTCTTCCCCAACATCCGCGAACCGAAACAGATCTGGGGCACCTCCGACATCGAAGCCATCCGCGAACCCCAACGCGAGCTGAACCGCGCCCTCACCCAGCTCTCCAAGATCATGGAGCTTTCCGGGAACCCCGTCACGATCTTGGAGAACGTCAACGAGGCCCAGGACATCGCCGTCGAACCCGGCGCCGTCTGGGAACTCCCCCAGGACGCCAAGGCCTACCTGCTCGACCTCCTCAAAGGCGGAGGCTTCAGAGCCCACCTCGACTACATCGACACCCTCTTCCGCACCATCCACGACCTCGGCGAAACACCGCGCTCCGCCTTCGGAGGCGCGGGCTCCAACCTCTCCGGCGTCGCCCTCGAACTCGAGCTCGACCCCATCGTCAAGAAGGTCCAACGCAAACGCCTCATCCGCACCGCCGCCTACCGCCAGCGCAACGACATGATCCTCGCGCTCCTCGACCGCTTCGCCCACACCAACTTCGGGCACGTCAACAACGACATCGCATGGGGCACCGTCCTGCCCACCGACCGCGATCGCGAAGTCGCGAATGAAGTCGCGCTCGTCGGCGCCGCCGTCCACTCCCGCCGCCACGCCGCCGACACGCTCGGCGAGGTCGACGACCCGGACGCCGAATTCGGCCGCTGGCTCGCCGAACAGGCCCAACTCCCCAAACCACCCACCACACAGCCATGACCCATTACCTCGGCTTCGGCCACCCCGAACACACCCAGCGCGGCACCCGCGAACCCTACGACACCCGCCGCCCCCAACGACCACACCCCGCCCGCTCCCGCCCTGGCTGCGCCCGCCCCGGCTGCAGCCACTCCCCCTACGCCCACGCCCGCCCCGGCGCCACCCCCGGCCCCTGCAACGACATCGACTGCGCCTGCCCCGCCTACCTCCCGCCCAATGCCTGACGGCCTCGCCGCCCTCCGCCCCTACCAGACCACACCCGGGCGCGCCATCCTCGCCAGCGTCCTCAGCCACAGCGGCCTCACCTTCACCGTCGAAATGTCCCGCCAGGCCGGCAAGAACGAACTCTCCGCCCAACTCGAAACCGCCATCCTCTCCATCGCCGCCGCCGACACCGGCGCCATCCCCGGCGACGTCTCCATCATCAAGGCCGCACCCACCTTCACGCCCCAGGCCGAGATCTCCATCCGCAGGCTCCGCGCCGCACTCCGTCGGGCGCGCCTGCCCTACACCATCGAGGCCGGCCACATCGTCCACGTCGCCAACTCCAACGCAACCTTCCTCTCCGCCGAACCCACCGCCAACGTCGTCGGCCACACCGCCAACCCCCTGCTGGAAATCGACGAGGCCCAGGACATCGACCCCGATAAGTACGACCGCGACTTCGCCCCCTTCGCCGCCGCCTTCAACGCCACCCGCGTCTTCTACGGCACCGCCTGGACCGAGGACTCACTCCTCCAACGCGAACGCAAAACCGCAATCCGCCGCCAACAAGCCGACGGCATCCAGCGGGCCTTCCTCTACCCCTGGCCCCACGTCGCCGCCGTCATCCCCGACTACGGCCGCTACGTCGCAACCGAACGCGACCGGCTCGGCCCAACCCACCCGCTCTTCACCACCCAGTACGAGCTCATCCCGCTCGCCGGCAAGGGCCGCCTCCTCTCACCAACCCACCGCCTGCAGCTCGCCGGCGACCACCCCCGCCTCGACCACCCGCCCGCCACCGCTCCCGCCCTCGCCGCCGGCCTCGACCTGGCAGGCGGAGCAAGCCACGACGTCGCCGACACCCACGACCTCACCGTCCTCACACTCGCCGCCGTCACCCCGCCCTCACCCGCCGACCCCATCCCCGACAACCACGTGGCGGTCATCCACCACATCTCATGGCAAGGCGAACCCCACGACCGCCTGCTCCCCCAGCTCCTCGACATCCTCCGAAACGTCTGGCCCGTCACCACGCTCGCCGTCGACGCGACAGGCCTCGGCCAAACAACCGCCACCCTGCTCGGCCGAGGCCTCCCCAAGACCAAGGTCCTGCCCGTCACCTTCACCCGCGCCGGCAAGTCCGACCTCGGCTACGCCCTCCAGGCATCCATCGCCACCGGCCGCTGCAAGACCTACACCGACGACGGCTCACCCGACAGCACCGCCCTCTGGCACCAGGCGAAATACGCCCGCGCCGACTACTACCCCTCTCAAGCCATGAACTTCTACCTCGACCCCGCCGACGGCCACGACGACCACATCGTCAGCCTCGCCCTCACCATCCACGCCGCCCAGCACGCCACGCCCCGCATCGCCCGCGGACGCCGGCCCACCTAGCCACCGGGCAACCGCAGAGTCACAGCTGGCCAACTAATCGTCTACACTAGCGTCGGCCGAAAGAATCGTCTACAATTGCAGGACATGGCCCGCTCAGACACCCACATCTGCTCCACTTCACCATGGACCTACGGCCGCCTCGTGAACGCCTACGTCCGGCTCGGCACACCCTCCCGGTGGATCGTCATCGGCCGCGTCTGCGCCGACTGCGGCCACTTCACCCACCGCCCACTCCCAGAAAAGCACCACTCCACCTAGCCAGATGGCAACCGCAGACTCACACACCCCGGAGCAACCGCCCACCAACCCCTCACCCAACGCCATCCAGAAACACGCCTCTGCAGCCCGCCGCCTCCGCTCCCTCCGGGCCCGCCGCGATCGCGCAAGTCGTATAACCACACCGCGCGGATATCCCCCCGGATCCCAACCTGAACTCCCAGGCCCCCCACACCCGCCCACTTGACACTCGCCGCGCACCACGCCGGCTGCCAGCTCGCTCCGGCCAGGGCGGGACCGGCCAACAACGGCGCGCTTCGGCGCTTCGTACTATGCAGCATAGTGACAAAGCGGCCCGCCACCCGGCGGCGGCCTTCCCTCGCGCGCCTCACCATAACCCCGTTATGGCTGTGTTGGCCGCCCCCGCCCCAGGCCTCCGCTCCCACGCGCGCCCCCGGCGCGCCAGCCGGCGTCGTGCGCTCCCCTCTACACGCTTCCCATGACATCGTGTAAACCCCCGCGCCGCTTCGCCCCGGCCCCCGGACGCTCGGCCCCTTCGACCCCACGCGCCGCGCTCCGCCGCCACACCCGCGCTCCCCTTGCGTCGCCGCCGGCCGCTGCGACACCGCAGCCGGCCTTCACCGGCGCCGCTCCCGCTTCGCCCGTCCGAACGACCCAACCTACCCGAATTCCCTTCGTTTCACGCTAAACACACCGCCAACCACCCCCACAATCCCCTCTACCAAGCCCACGCTGCCGCCACGCCCTCCAATTAATCACCTAGGGCTTCTCACCCACGCCTCACCACCCCGCCCCGCAATCAACCCCTCAAAACTCATCCCCGCCGGAATTTCTCAGGCTAGCGCGGACCCACCCGCCGCACAGGTTTCCCGCAGGCTTTGGCTCCGCTCCCTCGTTCCGTACCAACCATCCCCTCTCGGTCGCTCCGCCTACAGCCGCGTTTGCCCTCGTGCAGCGGGCGGGGCTCCCCGCGCTGCCTGAAATTCGTCCGGCGGGCGGCCACCTGGTCGTCCGGGGCAGTTGTCAATAGGGGGTTTCAAATGTCCACACTCACACCGTCCCAGCTCAAGCCACGGTCCTACCCCTGGTGGTTACCCGGCACCTGGTGCCACCCAAGCTGCCGCGTATGTCCGGCCTGCTCCACCTGCGGCTCCCGCGTGCCCACCATCTGCGCCGCACACCGCTCCTGCTTCTGGTGCTGCCCCACCGCCCTCACGCTGCTCAACACCGGCCACGGGGCCCTCTGGCCCCTACTCTGTCCACCCGCTCCGCTCATGCAGGCAGTCGTGTAGCCATGGCCTCTCAGCGCTGCCAGTGCTGCCACCACTTCCCCAGCCTCGGGGTGTCTCCCTGGTGCGTCGCGTGCCTGCGCGGCGCATCAGGCATCGGTCCCTGTCGGGTCGGGCGGCCTTGCGCCGTCCGGCCCGCTATCGCCAAGGAGGTGTCTCCCGCATCACAACCCATCCTCGCACTCTGCACGGTCCGGCCCCGCTGCCACTGCGGCGCCCAGTTCATCAGGGGTCGGGCGTAAGCCCGGCCCCACCACCCGAAAGGAAAAACAAATGTCCCTCACACAGCAACAGGCAATCGCGCAGATGGTCGCCTACGCCACCATCCGGAGCAAAGCGTCCGGCCTCCGCACCTCCCTTGACACCCTCAAGGAGGACGTCGGTGCCTGGCTGGATGACAACCCCGAGGAACCGGATCTCCTTGACCCGGCCACGGAAACCCGCGCCTACTGGCAGCAGGTCCCCGGCAGCCCCATCCTCAACGTCGCAGCGTTGGATGATCGCACCCTCCGCTGGGCGGCGGACCACGGCCTCCTCTCCGGAAACATGAAGGCCATCTCGGCCCAGCAGTACACCGCCCCCGAGCTCATCACTCTCGGCCAGTGCACCAGCCAGGGCCCCGGCTACCGCAAGTTCCAAGTGGATCTCCCGTCCTGGTCCCGCCGCCAGCAGCTCGCGGAAAACGCGTCGGCCGTCACCCAACCCGCAGGCCTGCGGCAAACCGCCCAGCCGCCCGCACCAGCGCCGGAGCCGGCGCCGCCCACGCCCGCCGCGGCACCGCTCCCCGCACCCACGCCCCTACCCATCGCAGGGCAGACCTGCCCGGAACACGGCAAGGCCCGCCACAGCCAGAAGACCGGCGCGTTCTTCTGCCCCTCTAAGCTGCAGGACGGCACCTGGTGCCAGTGGTCCTCCGCCAAAGCGTCCTGAAAGCTCTCAGCGCACAGCAGCTGGCGGGCTGCCTCTCCCCAACTTTTCACACAGCAAGAGGCCCGCCCCGGG